AAATGATAGTGCTACACCTATCCATATACTATATAAATATATTATATTATATTTTAAATCGTATATTAGAGGGGTGTAAGGGTCAAATCTGTTAATTCAAAGACCCTCGGATTTATAGCGAGATTATGTCGTGTATACTCGAACATAGTGGTGGCAGATTGGTTATGCAGAGGACTGCAAATCCTTTTAAGTGAGTTCGATTCTCACCCACTATTCCAATGCGACACAATGTCAGCTTGACTATACGAATGAAAGGAGTATAATAATGCTAACATATATACTATTAAACTTAATAACAGTAGGAATAATTTTTACTGTATGTAAAATAAGGAAGGACAAATAACATGGGCAAAGTAAAAGCATGGCTAATGGAACTAGAAGAAAGACGACACGAAGAAAACCTCGAGGACTACGAAACAAAAATGCTCGAGCAACTAGATGAGGATAGAGAAGCATACGAAGAAGCTGAAGCAAGGATGTGGTGGGAACACGAAGGCAATCTTGTAAGAGAAAGGAATAGTGATGACTAACTTAATACTATTATTAATGATGATAACTATGGCTTGTGTAGGATATGCGTCAGCATATAAGATAATGCAAAAAGAAATCTTAGCAAAAGATATACAACTACACATGGCATACATCTACATAGGAGATAAACTGAATGAGCGAGGTGGAAAGAAAACAATACGAAGAACTAAAATCTAAATCTATTAACGGAACAATGAGTATTCAACAAGCATTGAAATACTTTGAGTTAAAACATAAAGCAAAGGAGACAAAAAAACAATGAACATATTTCATCTAGACAGTAGTGCTATTACTTCAGCACGAATGTTATGCGACAAGCACGTTCCAAAAATGTTATTGGAAACTTGTCAGATGTTATCAACTGCTGTAAGAAACCAGATGCCGCAGGTAGCTGAAGTCGATTCAGTATATAAGAGTGCATATCCTAGACACCCTATGACCATCTGGGTTGGTAATTCCTACAGAAATTTTGTGTGGACATACGAACATGGTGTCGAAATAAATAAACAATATCAGTATCGCTTTGGTAAAATACATAAATCAGAACGCATACTTGACGTAGTAAAGTTCATGCTAAATGATATATGTGAATCTTTTGATAAAGAAAATAAGATTGGTGGTACACCTGTACCATTATGTATGCCCGATCAATACAAATGGTGCGATAATCATATAGATTCGTATCGCGAATATTATTACCACGACAAACATTACTTTGCTAAGTGGGAAAAAGGAATGAGAAAACCACAATGGTTTAAAAATATGGAGGTAAAATATGAACACCAAAAATAGTAGTATAATAAAAATGAGAATGAAAGATCTCAATGACGAAGTAGAAATATTAAATAACAGAATGGCTATGCTGACACATGAGTTAGAAAGGCTCGATAAAGTGTTGCGAGATTATGCAACGCATATGGTGAAAGTAAAGACAATGGAAGGGGATAGTGATGACAGAAAAGAAAAGCAAGTTTCCACGAGATAATGTACTGTTTGCTAGAAGTGTGTATGATTTCATGCATGAGCATATATCAAGTAAAGAAATGAGAGAGTTCATGGTGGAAAGAATGGCTATTGTATATGATACTTATCCTCAAAAGAAAATAGAAGATCATAAAGCATACTTCAAATGGTTAGGAGTACACAATGAGGGCTGAAGAAAAAGAGGTATGGGATATTGCCTATTGGAATCCTAACGACAGAGTGACGGACGAAGAACTGCAAAGATTTCTAGATAGTGGTGTAGGTACTAGTGAAAGCAACCCTAAGTGTTATAGTGTCCGACAATTTGTCGAAGCATATAACAGACAGGACATAAGTGATATGGGTTGGCTATACTGTACACCCCGACACAAAGACGGAGGGAAAGAGAGCAATGAATGATATGGTCAAAGAATGGAATAAGAGAGCATCCCTACTAAATAATACTAAAATAAAAAAAGTGTATTATGAGTTGGATGAATTTACTGGCAGACATGGTGTAGTCTTAGAATTGCAAGGTGGTATTAAACTGTGGGTTATGTCAGACGATGAGGGTAATGATGTTGGCGCAATACACACTAACATAAAAGAATTATCTTGTTTACCTAGATTATAAAGGAGAGCGAAATGAGTAAAAAGAAAAGTAAAATGAGGTATGTTTGGTATAACATCTACGAAAATAATACGAGAAAATACGAGTTTTTACTTGACAAAGGTAAAGATAAATGGTATACAAAACTATGGCAAAAAGTAAAAAACTTCCTAGGTTTGTGACCATAGGTCCTTTTAAGGTGGAACTAGTCTGTGCCCCTCACGAAATGATATATGAAATGGGCGAGGCACAAGGTATGTTCATACAAAAACCACCATACAAAATCTATCTCGATCAAGAAATGATAGAGGAAGGTGGCGCTGATGCATTTAATTTAGTGGTGCATGAGTGTATGCACGTGGCTTTCTATCAATACAATATGAAAGACAAAGACGAAGAACACATAGTTAATTCCTTTGGTAATTTTCTTGCAGAGTTATTCTGTAAATCAGAGTTAAAGAATTGGCTACGCGAAAATATGAGAGACTAATGAAAACAAACAAGAGACTTATGTTCGTGTATGGCACACTCAAAAAGGGTGAGCGATTGCATGGACTACTATACAAACAAAAGAGAATAGGAACAGCGACAACTGTTGATAGTAATTTTACTATCAAAGATTTTCTAAATAGTTATCCAATAACATTTAGGCACTTCGATAAAAAGGTGTGTCGCTATAAAGTAAAGGGGGAACTTTATGAAATAAAAGATGACTTTGTCTACGACTCCGTGAGAGCTATGGAATTGAACGCAGGATATGAGTTAGTAAATACTATAGTTCAAACAGAAGATGGACAAGAGTATATAGCAGAGATGTTTATTGTAGAAGATACACCAGCTAAGGCTGGGAGTTCAGCCGTTCTATCAAATAAACGCGTAATAACAACAGACAATATCAAGGAGTGGACAACAAAAGAAAAAGGAGTAAGCAATGGTGACTAAAAAACTATATAATATTTATTACAATGGTTGTTATGATTTAGGTCAAACACCACATCCAACATACGAAGGCACAACGGAGTTAGAGCCTAAAGAATGGTTAAAACAACATAACAAAAATAGAGAATACGAAGGCAATGAGCCAGAGCATTTAAAAGAATTTGATTTCATGGAGGTAGAGTATGAATAGATTTCAAGATGCCTGTTATTTTTTAACAGGGTTGGGAATATGGACAGCAACATATGGTTTAGGAATAGCAATATTACTACACCTGTTTGGAATAATATAAGGAGTAAACATGAGCAGAAAAACATATTCAATGGCAAAGAAATATGTGACAGGTGACGATCAATTACTAGACGAGACTATTGATTTGTATGATGATAGTTTTGATGTGGAAGAGTTTGAAAACGACCCACAGTTTGATCCTAATGACCACGAATATTTACAGGAGATAAGCAATGACGAAGCCGAAGGGCAACCTTTACCGTTGGACAGATATTTCAGTCGCTTTGGAAAAGGTTCTAAAAGAAATAGATAACCCTAGCACAGAGGAAGCACCCAAGTTTTTAATAAAACATGAGCGACCTTTCAGTTTACGTATGCGTATATATCAGTATATAAAAGCATATCGTGAGTTGGCAGAACATAAGGGGGAGGGCGACCCATATAAGTATGACGCACTAAGAATAAAAGAAGTTGACAAGGGTGTGGAAGTAGTTCATATTCTTGATGACTTAAAAGAACTAGATGTAATTAATACAGAAACAGGAGTGAAACTATGACAAAAGAAGATAAATACAGAGCAGACTTTGAAGCATGTGTTGATGAATTAAAAGAACCATTAGTAAATGTATCTAAAAATTATGATGTTGATGTAATGATATCATCACTATATGAAATAGGTATGCGACTTTCTTTATTGAAGTATGGAACAATGGGTTCGTTTGGTTTACTTGCAGATGTATTACATACCTTTACAACAGCAGGACCATTGATTGATGAGATGCAAAAGGTACACGAGAGAACAGGTGACACATTAGAATCTATATATGTAAAGTTAAATGACAACAAGACAGATTCAAAGACTAAACATTAGGGGGGCACATGAGTGAATCAGAAACAATAGAGATACCAACTGAACTTCTTGAGAAAGATTCAATTGAATTATCTAATGATGATGTGGCTATCAATAAGATTGTAGAATACTTACAAGCCACAAGAGTAAATGTAAGAGAAGCAGAAGCAAGTGGTAAAAGAATATCAAAGAAGAGCGCAGTAAAAAAAGTACCGAAAAAATTTGACAAGAACATACTTGATATGCTAGTATCAGAGACATGAAAACAGTAGTATTTTTAATAGGCTATCTATGTCTTGGTCCTGTTGATGATAGGAAGTGCGTGAACATGGCATCACAATTTATATATCCCGATGTAATTAATTGTGAGAAGGCGCGTGCTAGTATTGTTAAAGAACTAGATGACATAGATGGTTTACTATTACAATGCGTTCCGTCAGATTTGATTGAGAACTATGTGGAGTACAGACCCGAACTGATACTTCCACCATTAAAATAAGGAGACAACAATGAGTGAGAGCACACCACCAAGAATAAGAAAATTTGTATGGGATGATAACGGTCAACCAATACAAAAGATATGGGATACTTCAAGCCTTAGTTCTTTTCTAGCATGTCCAAGATACTATAAACTTTCTGTATTAGAGGGTTGGAAATCTACTAAGTACTCTAGTGCAACAGGGTTTGGCTCTGCCGTACACGCAGGACTGGAAGAACTAGACAAGGCTAGGCATGAGGGTGCTAACAAACAAACTGCTACTAACAAAGCAGTTGCTTTAGTATTAAAAGATTATGGTGAGGATTTAAAACTTGCTGATGATAATGCTAGAGGTTTGGAATCAGCACTTCGTGCGGTTGTATGGAAGGCAGAGGAGTTCTGGGATGATAACTTAAAACTAGCGACCATGCCAGACGGCTCTCCTGCTTTGGAGCAGAGGTTTGAAGTACCCATTGGAAGTAAAGGACATAGGTTTAGTGGACGTATAGATAAGATTGTTTCAGTAGATGATAGACTATATCTTGTAGATACTAAGACCACTAAGAGTTCTTTATCTGAATATTATTTCAACGGATACATGCCTGCTAACCAAGTCTTTGCTTACATATGGGCTTGTCGTGAGGTATTAAAACTGCCCGTTGACGGATTTATTATTGATGCGGTTCAAACAGGTTCTAATTTCTGTCGCTTCGGTAGACAAATATACAATGTATCTAAAGAGTTGATTGATGAGTGGCATCAAGACACACTACATCATCTTGAGATATCAGATGTATATGCTAACTCACAGTATTACCCAGCTAACTTTACTGCTTGTGGTAATTATGGTGGTTGCAGATATAGAGAGTCATGCTCTCACGCGAAATCACAAAGGAATATATTCTTTGGTGTTGATTTCAAACAAGAATATCATCCAGACTTAGAAGAAACTAAGCCGATGAAACTAGAAGTAATACAAGGAGGTGTACAATGAAACATATAATGGTAGACGCAATGATGAAACACGCAGAAGGTCAGATTGCAAAGCACAGAGCAAACATATTAATCTATATGGATAGTGCAGTTGGTGTTGGGGAACACACTGATATACTAGAAAGTATAGAGAAAGAACTTAATGCTATGGGCAAGTATGCAGAACAAATCGACATGCTTACTAAATATTTTCTTGACAAATAATTTTTTTAGTTTATAATTACAAACATAATAGGAGACCATACATATGGCAAACATAAGTAAACATAAATCAACTAGTGTTACCAAGCTACTTCTCTGTGGAGATAGTGGTAGTGGTAAGACATCTGCTCTAGCGAGTTTAGCTAACGCAGGTAAGAAGCTACGTATACTAGATTATGATGACGGACTTGACATACTGCCAGAGTTTCTGAAACCAGAAGCAGTAAAGAACGTCTCATATGTTACGTTAAGAGATTCACTAGCTCAAGCCGATTCGTTTAGAAGAGGGGCACGATTGTTGTCTCATTGGAAAGACGGTGAAGAAGACTTGGGTCACGTGAAAGAATGGGGAGAGGATACGGTTCTAGTGATTGACTCCCTAACACTTATG